GAGACCCAACTACGACATTATGGGAATATTCTAAATTAGTAAATGATAAATTTAATGTTATTCTAACAGATAGAAGTATCAATAATATTTTAAACAGAATGAAAATAACACGAAAGCGTTTGCGTAGTAAATATTATCCTGAAAAACGAGAAGGACAAGAAAAACAAGATTTAGTTGAATTTTATAATAAATTAAATGATTATGACTATCGTAAAACAATATGCATGGATGAAACCTCAATATATTTGAATATGACACATTCATATGGTCGTAGTAGAAGTGGAACAAGAGTTATTAAAAAGACACACAAGTATCCATATAAGCGATATAATTTGTTATGTGCTATTAGTGCAGATAAAGTGGTTGGTTGGAAATTATATGGTGAAAGAAAAGGAGGAGTAAAAACAACGGATATATTAGAATTTTATGATGAATTCATTAAAAATAATTATAAAAATTATTTAATAATTATGGATAATGCGGTTATTCATAAATCAAAGTTGATAAAAGATAAGATAGAAAATGATAGTAATAAATTATTATATTCGGTTGCATATCATCCAGAAACAAATTCTATTGAGGAATTTTTTAGTCAGTTAAAACATTATATAAAGAAGCAAAGTCCAAATACATATGAAGATATAGATAAGGTTATAAAAGATATATTACAAAATAAAATACAAAAGAAACATTTGACAAATTACTTAAAACATAGTTATAGAATATATAAATAAGTTTTTACTTGTCTCATTTTTCTTTTCGGTCGGTGTAATGTTAACATATATAAAGGTATATTAAATATTATAATAAGTATTATAATAAATATTATAATTTCGTATGGGAACTGAAGTGAATACAACCCTCACAATCGGAGATCTGATTAAGAATACGATCTATATAAATTTAGATTCTCGAGTTGATCGTCGTAAATTTTTTGAAAAACAAGTAAATGATTTACGTAATGCATACCCCTCGGATTTCACATTTCAAAATGTGCAACGATTTTCTGCGATAAAAGATCCTGAAAATGGGTTGTTAGGATGTGGGAAAAGTCACGCAGAATGTTTGCGTATTGCTATTGCGAAAAATTGGGATTATGTACTTATTTGTGAAGATGATGCCGAGTTTATACTTCCGGAAATATTAATAGATCAATTGAATAAATTTTTAGATAAATACCAAAATAATTGGGATGTTATTCTGTTATCTGGAAATAATTACCCACCATATAGAATAGAAGGTCCAGAGTGTGTTCGAATCGCAAATTGTAATTGCTGTACTAGTTATATTGTACGACGCGAATATCAGAGCGTGCTTCTTAAAAATTTTGAAGAAGGTATATCATTATTCACATATAATCCGCAACATAAATCGAAATATGGATGCGATATTTATTGGAAAAAACTCCAAAATTATGATAGATGGTATTTAATAACACCGATATGCATCACACAACGCCCGGATTATAGCGACATAGAACGGCGATTTGTAGATTATAACAATATGATTTTAAATGTCGAAAAGAAACCGGGAAATTGGTGGCGACCAAAGTAATCCAATCCTGATTGGTGGCGTCTTAAACATCGACTAAATAATTATCGACGATCCACCAAGCGAAATCACGATCACTTGGATAATGCAGTCCAGCCATAATACGTACATTCGCACATTTTGACGCCATATCCATAATCGCCTTTGTTTTTGCGGGAAATTTGCGCGATAATATGACTGCTAGATAATAAGATTGAAGAGCGTGTCCAGATGGATAAGATGGCGTGTCCGCTGTTTCCGAAATTAACAAAGTTCCGTTTTCTATATTAATAATATCAGGGCTTATTTGATATGGTCTTGCGCGGTTATACATCCATTTAAAGAAACGCGTTACTGCGATCACGCGAGCATTTGTTATAATATGAACCATTTCGTCAACAGTCATTTCGTTTGGTGATATAATTGCTTCAAATGCATAAGCCGGACTCGCATCTGTTAATCTAAAAAAAGATACATCACTCGGCATACGCTTTAGAATAAATTCGCGATTGATAATATCAATTTCTAGTTTATTATCTGGATACGATTTTCCTAAACCAAGGCTAATATGTTCACTTAAATTGAAGGAAGGATACCACCAATAAAACCGTTTGCCTTGAACGAGTAAAACGATAATATAAAAAATGATAAATACGATAATAAACCGTTCTTTATCAGGATCTTGTTCGACAATGTTGTGGTAATATGAATTTATTCTATTACGTAATTCAGATACTGCACCACTTTCCTTTCTATGTTGCACACCAATACCGAATTTTGAGCTTATTTTATTTTTAATTTCATTTAATAATAATAGTCCGTTCATCAAATGAATACTGGTATTTACTATATATTATAGACATAATCGTTAATATATAGGTATAAACATCTAACTACACGCCAAGATCAAGATCAAGATCAAGATCAAGATCAAGATCAAGATATTATTGCGACTTTAGACGCGAAGGGGTGTAGGGAATCCGACAAGGTTCGCGCCGATACCGAAACCTGCACCGGTTCTAGCAGAAACTGCTAAACTAGGAACATAAGTATCAAGAATACTGAATGTAGCTGCAGCAGTCAAGGCGATTAACGCAACCTCTTCAAAAGAGAGAGAGCGTTTAGGAATGGCATACGCGGCGATAGCAACCATAATACCTTCAACTAAATATTTAATGGTTCTCTTGACGAGTTCGCCTAAATCAAAAACACCAGCAGTCATTTGAAATTATTATTATAAATAATAGAAAGAAAATTATTATATTAATTTGTGTTGATTATTTTGTATTCATTCATTCCAATTTTTGTTCGCGTTTAAAACACTTAAAACTACTATTTTATAGTATATATCACAATTAACCATCAATGTTTCACACTGATTCAGAGTCTGGGAATGCGCCTGCTGGAGTTGAACTTCAAACCGATAAGCACGGTCGTGTTAATCCTAAATATGTAGATCTCTTGGAAGAAGACAAGCCTATTGCTGGTCAAAAGTTTGCGTGTCTTTCATTTGTTTCGCCGGAATCTATTCTAAAGCAAAAGGATCATTTCTTTTTCGAGAAGTTTCTACACTATTGGGATTATCAAAAGTCGATGGAGAAGTTTATTCAGTTTTTGAATTTTGTATCATTTAAGCATCATCTTGAGTTTGAGAAGCTCACACTTGATTTTCAGGAGTTCGCAAAGGAGGAGAAGGAGATACTTCAAAAGACAAATATTTATGATGAGTATAAGACATTTTTGGATAAGCACGAAGATGAGTTGGAGAATGAGTTTGGCGAGAAGCATCGTTTTCAGACATCGATTCGCGGACTTAAGGTTCGCGGTGTTTTTGGTTCGCAGAAGGAGGCAGAATTGCGCAGTCAGATGTTGCGCGAGGTGGATCCGAACCACGATGTATTTGTTGGTCCTGTAGGTTTGTGGGTTCCATTTCATCCGGAGGCATACAAGACTGGTCGTGTTGAATATATGGAAGAGACATTGAATCAGTTGATGGCGGAGAAGAAGAAGAATGAAGAGCAGGCAAAGAATGAGTTTGAGAAGCGCGTGAAGGAGACGAAGGCGAAGGCGATTGAGGAGAATAAGAAATTGGCGAAAGAGAGTGGAAATAAGTTAACCCAGATGTTGGCGAAGGATGGAGAAACACTGGTAGATGTAGTTGATAAGGCTAGTATTGTGGGTGACATGTCTCAATCTGTTTCTACATTTTGTGATTCTGACGATTCACAATCGGTGACTATGACTGTTGAAGAGATGAGAAAGGAGTTGTTTGAGAGTGATGATGTGGTGATGGATAAGTATGGTGATCACGGACTTTCGACGCTAACGGAAGTTAAGAAAAAGGCAGAATCTGAAATGGATAGTGTTGATTAAATAATTCATTATTATTCATTAATCATTATATATCATTATATTAGTAATATCAAAATTATAATATAATGTTAGGTGGCGGTATCTATTTTTGTTTGAATAAACGAAAATTAAACAAATGCATTATTGAAGCGATGCTTCGACCAGATACGGTGATAAATCCACTCACATTTAGTTCGATGGCTGGTTTTATTTTCACATTACATCGTCCAGGTGGTTTAGTCGATGCGAATGGAGATATATTTATTCGAAGCGATAATATCGGTGTATCTGGTAAAAAAAAGATAAGGGCTGGAAGCGGCGGAGTCATCGTTTCTACGTTGGTTATTAAAATTGTGATGAAACAGAACGATCCAAATGACGTAGAGTTAGACGATCTTCAACTTGTCCTACCAACAGATCCAGGATATGATTCAGATGATGATGATAATGAAATCGGAAAATCTAGTTTAGAAGCATCTGAAATAACAATAGAGCAAAAAAATCATAATGAACTTTACCAAACATTCCATCTTGGAGAAAAAATGGTTCCATCACTTGTTGGAGATTTAATCGAAATGGATGAAGCTGATATACAACTTATACTTGATGCGATACAGCAAAAAGCTAGTACTTCGAAACGTGAAAAGGTTATTCGTGTTTTTCAATATTTTGCATCTCAAATTATCGCACATAAAACAACGGTCGTTATGATGTGTATGGAAATGGTAGGTGATGATACCCGTTCGAAAACAACAGGTGAAAATACTTATAAAGTTACCTCAAGTATCGCGAATCCTACATTAATAGTTGCAGCAGCGCGTGGCGCAGGAGCTATACAGTTATTATGTATGCGAAAGATTAAAAAACAGTTGGTTGATGCACACGAAGGAAACTGGTTCATTGATGAGGAAAATAAGGATAATGTTCGAGCGATTGATTTTGGGCGTGTTGCCGATATCACAGATAAGGATATGATTATTGAAGAAATATGGAAATATAAGCGATCGCGGCAATCCGCTTTTCATACGAAAACATCACAAGGAACATTTCTCTCGAAAATCACCAGTAAAGCTGTTATAGAAAGCTGTTATGATCGATTTATCGATATCCTAAACTCATCATTACCTTTTTGGGTTGGAAGTGTATCTAGTTCTAGAAAATCGCGTCGTATCATCATCGACGATAGCGATAGCGATATATCTAAACTAAATGTTCGCCGTAATATTCATTATTGTCTTGTATTTGCGAGCCTTATTGATAATGCGATAACATCCAATAACTATCCTGATTGGGATCAGCCACAGATGATATGGGCATATGAAGAAATATGGGGAGTAAATATTGTTCCAGATAAATATAAAAAAAAACCAATCCATCATATTCATACACTCGACTTTGATTATGATATATTCAAGGCAAATATGAAAGCGGCAAATATATCGTGTAGGCGTGTGAACAAATCATACGACGAAATTGCTCGTTTAATTTCACTTTATACTTCCACTCCGGATGGTTCTGCAGCAAAAATAAATATAACACTTGGTGATGCTATGACGCGTAAGAAAAAAACGGCAGTTGCGCGCGGTATCACTGCGACAAATATCGGTGAGTTTGTTTGTTTTACTAAATTATATAATGATCACGATGATGATGATGATGTTGCGGATATAACAACCCCAAAAATAAATGGCGACTTAAATGGCGACTTAAATGGCGACTTAAATGGCGGAACTAGAACTAATAAATATAATGGAGCCCGAGTCAAATCAAAAACCAAAAGGAATCGCCGTTATTATCAGTGATGATATTACCACTTACTCTTCTTAACATTAATTTTAGGTCCTTTACTTTTCGCAGAAGCGGGATCATATGATTTGTCGTCTTCGTCGTCAGAACCAAGATTTTTCGAGATTTCCCAAAACTCTTTACTTCCGAGCTTGAACGGTCCGTGCTGTTGCGCTTTATACCAGAAGATTTGGTCTTGCAATTTATTAGATTTCGCATTATTATTAATCACTAGACATTCATAATTCTCGGTACACTGGTCCATCACTTGACAAAAACTCTCAAACGTTGGAAACATACCCGCATAATTATCATAAATGCGCTTACGATTCGCAATATATGGTTCTCGCAAAATAAAAACATAATCTATATTGGTTCTCAGATTCGGCGGAATACCAAGTGGATACTGCATCGTTATTACTAACATTATTTTCCAGTGCCTTCCATTCATAAAAAGCAATCTCATCATCACATCCTTTGTCCACTTGTTATCATATAAACAATCATCCAGAACAACAAACGTACGCGGATCTATCGACGATTTCTTATATGCTTCTTGTTCCTTTTTTACTTGTTTTAAAACAGCTTTCTGTCGTTTTAAAATATTCTCTATAATCGCTGTATTATATGCATCGTGAATGAATAATTTCGGGACATGTGCTGCGAAAAAACCGTTTCCAGCCTCTGTTCCTGATATAACTGTTCCAATCGGAATATCTTGATGATGATACATAAGATCTTGTACCAAAAAACTTTTACCTGTATCACGACGCCCGATTAATACAATAACTGGTCCTTTATTCTCATCTGGTCGAAAACTAATCGCTTTCATATCAAATTTTCCCAACTCTAAATTCATCGAAAAAGTAAATACGGTAATAAATAAGAATAAATAAGAATAAAACGATATAACTGGCTAAATGTTATGATTAAATACTTTGTATAATAAAAATAGAATATTATATTTGTTCTAACGAAATGATTATAACAAATATTACTAACCCGGAATATTCAGTTTAATTCAAATAATCTTTTAATAGTATCGATATCGAACACGTTGACGTAACTCCATTATATAAAGCCATCAATCCAAACAGTACTAAAACGATTACTGGTATACTATTGATTCTATTCAAAAGCTTATCGGTTTTTAATTGCATATACATATACAACCCAACTAGTATCATAATTGAACCTAATATTGTCTGAATAATTCTCATATCGCTATAATAATTAAACGAATTACTTCCGATAATATTTATATTCATTTTTGTAGTTTCATTTATAGAAACATTATTTGAACCGTGCTGCAAATTTGAAAATTGTAGGTTTTTACTTACTTTAATTTTTTCATTATTACTAAAATACTTATCCTTAATGAATTGAGATCTATTCGCAGATTCGCACACAATATAAATTTCATCAACATATTCTAAATGATCAATAATTGTCTGTGCATTAAATCTAATCATATTCATCGGAATATTGTAAAAACTATATTTGTCGGATTTTGCAAAATGCTTCGCATAAACTTCATCGCTTTTACGTATATCAATAAATAAGTATTTCATTCTATATATCTATCTATAGATAATAACATCTTTTATTATTCACAGATATTGTGTTATCGTTTTGTTCTATCCGTTTAATTTAAATATAAATATTCTATTTATCATTCATATCAAATATAAATAGTATTCGTAATATATTACCATCGTCTACAATTATAGTCATTATCATTATCATTATCATTATCATTATCATTATCATTATCATTATCATTTAGGAAAAATACTTATAAAATGAGCTCGTCGCAAAAAGGAATTCAATTTCACTATAGAAAACATAAAAATACGCCGGATAAAGTGAATACGGCATTATTGTACGATATTCAGAATTATATCCCATTATATTCGAGATTCTTTGATTTAAGCGATTCGAATTTTAATCAGTTACAGCTAAATCAAAAGTACTATATTCAAAATATAATTGAAGCAGAAAAGACTGGAACATCTACTGATAATAACAGTACTGAAATTTCAAATTCATATTCTACACCTAATTATTTGGAGACTACGATAGTAGATGATGACGGTAATTCTAAAAATGTATCTATTTTTGTAAAATACTCGCCGTTGCTGGATCCAATTCGATATTTATCTGGAAAATATGATATAAATGATGATAAAACCCATTCTTTACCGAAATTAAATTCAAATGTTGATAATTGTGAACCCAAAATGTTAGATAAAAATAATGCATCCTATACAGATGGGTTTTTCTCGTATTTAACAAGTCAGACCCTGCACAAACATAATAATGTTCACGGAATTGACTATTACGGCAGTTATTTGTGTAAGCAAAGAGAATTTTCTACAAATATATATGATGACTTAGATTATCTTATCGAATGTGATTTTTTTAATAACCAAGAGAATAAAATATACACACTAGATTTACCTTTGGATGAATTAACTGATGATGATAATAATAGTGGTAATAAACACGATAGTAGTATTGTTCGTTTAAAATTAAAACGAATTATCGGAACTGGAACAACACCATATGATAATCAGTACGATGATATAGTTGAACAGATTGTGAGTGAATCAATTGAAACCGTTCATTGTGATACAGGCAATAATGATTCTAACAACTGTGTCTCTGAAATCGAATTACTTAATATTCCATATGATGATGTACCATATATATCTAGTGTTTTGAGTTCATCAAGTGATAATGTAGGTGATTCTGGTGTAGATGTTATCACAGAGACGACGCCGGTCGATACAACTAACAGTAGTGGTGATCATTTCGCGCCATTTCATTTAAAGGATAAGAAACGCAAAGGTAGTAATAGAATACACGATAATTCATCTGATGATAATAGTAATTCATACGGAAGTGATGATGACGACGAATCATCATTGTCGAATTCATCCAATACAACTACTAGCGATACAGATTGTGATACGGATGATATGAATGATACATCTGGAAATAGTTGCAAAAATATAATTACAGACCATAATACAGATAGTATCGAAGTTAAATCCGAAAAATCAGAGAGATGCGACAATAATGATGAAAAGAGTAGTGATGATGATGATGATCACGAGGTCAGTGAAGGAAGTGAAGGCAGCGAAGAAGATCACGAAGGGAGCGAAGGCGGTGAAGAAAGCGAGGGTGAAAGTTACAATAGCGACGACGAAAAGGTGATTGCGAAAATAAAGAATTTTCCTGTTCAAGCGATATTATTAGAAAAATGCGTATCTACACTTGATAATATTATGATGAATGACGAACTCACAAGTGAAGAATGGGTGTCTATTTTATTTCAAGTTATTATGACTCTTTTGATATACCAACATATGTTTGAATTCACTCATAATGATCTTCATACAAATAACGTAATGTTTATTGAAACAACCGAAGAATTTATTTATTATCTGTACAAAGAACAATATTACAAGGTTCCTACGTATGGTCGTATTTTTAAAATAATTGATTTTGGACGCTCTATATACAAATTCCGCGGTGAATTACTATGTAGTGATAGCTTCAATTTTAAGGGGGATGCAGCAACACAATATAATTTCGGACCCTACTATAACCCGAATAAACCAGTTGTAGAACCGAATTACAGCTTTGATTTATGTAGATTTGCTTGTGCATTATTCGATTATTTTATTCACGATATACGAAAAGTTGAGAAAATATGCAAATCCGATCCCGTAGTCAACTTAATCGTAAAATGGACTTTTGATGATAAAGGTCGTAATGTATTATACAAATCAAGTGGGGAAGAACGATATCCCGATTTTAAATTGTATAAAATGATCGCAAGATCTGTTCATAATCACATCCCATCTACGCAGATTCTTGACCCATTATTCGATCAATACAAAATAACACATAAAAAATACAAAAAGCACGCAAGCCTCTCTGCGAAATTTTTAAAGGACGGCAAAAATACTCATATTTGCATAAATGTTGACCAGTTACCTTGTTATTGTGAAATAGATAACTAAATATAATAATAATAAATACTAATAAATAATACAAAAATACTATATTATTTATTACGTAAGTCCGAGCGTTCGGCATTTATCACTGGCTCTTTGTGTAATGACAATCCCTGCATGACCAATAGTACCCATTCGCGTCCTGCGAAAGATTGTAGTCATTTTTTCCACATTTCGGGCATTTGCCGCCACCACGTTTTGCGTTGGCACTAAATCTTTTAGAATATTTTTTACCACTTGATTTCCTAAATTTACTAGATTTACTAGATTTCCTATATTTCATAGATTTCATAGATTTCATATGTTTGATTATAATGTATATATATATAATAATTTTGTAGTATATCACTGGTACATTTCTCTATGTTTATCTATACCATTTTTCGCAATAAACTCCAAATTCCGCATCGTATATCCATAGGAACTACCAGAATGACTAACATTCATATACTTCATAATTTCCCCTACAATCTTATCATCACTAAACATAAATCCGTGTGAACTCGGTGGACTATAATTCGAAAGATAATCCCACGCATTCATTTGTTTATTTTTCAACATATCGCCTGCAGACGCTTCAACAATTGCGTTCATTCCATCTCGAATCATATCAGCACTCCATTGATCCTTAATATAAGATAAATCGCACTCGCTCACTTGTGAAGTTGTTCTAGGCAATTGTACGCTTGTACTACCTCCTCCTCTAAGACGCAATACCAAATGCAATGTGCTCTCCTTCTGAATATTATAATCTGCTACAGTTCTACCGTCTTCCAGTTGCTTTCCTGCATAAATAAGACGTTGCTGATCGGGCGGAATTCCTTCCTTATCTTGAATTTTTGTCTTTATCGCCTCAATCGTATCCGACATCTCAATTTCAAGAGTAATCGTTTTTCCAGTCAATGTCTTCACAAAAATCTGCATTTGATTATGTATACTACTTATACTATACTACAGAATTAGTTTTAATTCAGTTATCTGATAAATAAAAATTATAATATTTATTTACTGTTACGAAATTATAAAATATTATATTATAATATAAACATATACCGTTATATAAAGATATACCTAACGATTTGGTAAATATTGTATTGATGCCTCAGTCGTATACCTCAAAATCTTCGCGTAAAACGAACAAAAATAATGAATTCATTGCCGAAAATGTCGCTGAAAATGTCGCTGAAAATGTAGATGATGAATCAGATCCTCGAGACGAGATAGTTGAATCTGTATCATCGGATAACGACGGTGTTGACTATGAAGAACAAGAACAAGAACAAGATCATAAAGAAAGAAAAACAATAATAATCGAAGGAACTAAGTATGATATCACAGATTTCGACCATCCAGGCGGTAATATTATAAATTATGCAACAGGAGAGAACAATGATGCGACAGATGCGTTCCGCGAATTTCACTATCGATCAACTACTGCGAGACGTGTTTTAACATCTTTGCCGCATATTACGACCGATTTTAGTGAATATAATGATAATGATAATACCGATGAGTCTAACTATCAACAGGATACAGAGGATACAGAAATAAAGGAGGATTTTCGAGAGATGAGGAAAACACTTATCAATAATGGATGCTTTGAACCGGATTATATTCACGTATATTTTAGATTGATGGAAATCGCATTTTATTTCGGATTAGGTACATTTCTTGCGCCGTATAATATGTACGCATCATTATTCTCATTTATTATGTTTAAAACAAGATGTGGTTGGGTTCAACACGAAGCTGGTCATACTAGTTTGACCGGTATCAAAACAATCGATCGAGTTATACAAACAGTTACGATGGGATTTGGAGGTGGAGTCAGTGCTTCAGTTTGGAACTCGATGCATAATAAACATCATGCAACACCACAAAAGATCAAGCACGATATCGATCTAGATACGACTCCAGCCGTCGCATTTTTTAATACCGCATTCGAAAGAAATACCAATGGTCCTAAATCTGCTAAATTTATGAATCGTCTATGGATGCGCCTTCAAGCTTGGACATTTCTACCTCTTGTGAACGGTGTATTCGTTCATTTATTTTGGACATATTACCTTCACCCAAGAAAGGTGCTCGGTTTAGGACCGGTTACTGCATCTGTTAAGGATAAGTTACAAAATGTAAAATGGCTTGAGGCAATTTCTATGTCTTTATCACATACGGTTATACCTGCGATTTTTATGTCTTATTCCAATTATTCTTTTTTAACGTCGTATTTCTTACTTATGATTTGTAATTTCTGGAATTTTATTTATTTATTCGGACATTTCTCATTGTCGCATACATTCACGGATGTTATCCCAGAAGATAAACATTTGCTTTGGTTTCAGTATGCGATCAACCATAGTGTGAATATATCAACAAAATCACAACTAGTGACTTGGATTATGGGGTACCTGAATTTTCAAATAGAACATCATCTCTTCCCATCGATGCCTCAGTATAAAAATGCGATTGCTGCCCCATATATTCGAAAGTTTTGCGATAAATGGAGTAAAACAAAATACGAAACACGTTATACTGAAATTGGTTATTTTGATGCTTGGTATAAGATGTTTTCCAATCTAAATAAAGTTGGAAAACACTATTACGAAAATGGTATCACAGAACACAATGTTCATCAGAAGACACACTAATGATTCGGACAACACAACACGTTGGTTACTTAAAATCCAGGTGTATCTACGAATACAGATGGTGCACCTCCTCCAAGAGAAGTGTCTTTCTTGGACAAATTCTTAAATTGGTCAAGTACGTAAACGCCTATTACTGATGAAATACATACTACAATCGTATCACGTAATAGAACTTTCATCGGTTTCTGTGATTCACTTTCAATAAATCTCATCTCTAAGAATTTCACAATGAAATATATAACAGATATTACTAAACCTATCACAAATAGATTATTCGGCGATACTTGATCCGTCATTTATGCTAAATACAATTACTTAGGTACGTATGGATTCGAATTAACTGATTATATGCGTATACATACTCCTTCAATAAACTATTCTTATTTTATACGAATAACTCTATAAAATAAAAATAACATTCCTATATAAACATTTTTGGAATAGTGATATGAAATATTTTTGCTATTAATGCTATCAACAGTAAATAACCAAAAATCAATGCGATATTTATAATACCTATATTACTAAACCATCCATCTGGCGTATTTTCGTGATCTTTATCTAATATGATATTCGGTATCATAATTATTGAAAATGATATCGTGATTATTATCGCATTTTTAATTGGGGTAGGAAGTGAATTCCATAGAGCATTCCCTGAGTTAGATTTAGATTTCTCTGCAGGTTCTCCTGGTGCTGCTGTTGGTGCTGCTGCTGTTGATGTTGATGATGTTGGTGCTGATGTTGGTGCTGATGTTGGTGCTGATGTTGCTTCTGTTTTTTTTGATGTTGATGATCCTTCCATAATAAATCTCTCGTTGATTATGTATTGTAAAATATATACAGTTAAAATTTTACTATATAAAACAAAATAAGATTATAATACCTCTATGTTATCTAGTAGCGGCGGTACATTTGATGATTGATCTATGTTCAATGATTGTATATCCAAAGTATCTAAATTAATATCTCCACCGATTTGAAGTCGGTCACTGGAATCTTCATCATCTGCGTCATCGTGACTCATAAATGGATTCACGCGTTCGCTCGAATCTGTTTCAAATGTTCGAATATCATTGCTTCCAAATGATACACCAATGTTATCGGTATTGCTATTGTTGTTATCGCTATTGCTAGTTATTTGATCCGCTGGTGCGATTGAACTGCCGTTTAATTCGCCCACAAAATCCAAGTTTCCAATAGGTTCATTATTGCCGGATGAAGCATTTGTATCACCAGTTTCGCTACCATCACCACTGTCGTCACTTATTTCACGATGTCTGCGACGTCTCGTAGAATGATGCGCACGCCGCCTAGACGATATATTCGCAGGTTCTTCAGATACAATCGGTTCCTGTTTAATTACTTCTTCATTCTCAGTTACTTCGACAACGTCTTCAATCGCGTCCTCTAAATACATTTTAATCAATTCTTCTACCGGAATATTATCCCGTATCGTATTGAATATACACTCCTTCACAATAATCTCAAACTCTCGATTATTCTTTTGCATACTCAGCGGGTTTATCCCCTTTTCGAAAATGTATACATTAGAATACAGTTTTCGTGCACAATTAACGTATACATTATGGATAAAACTCGAGAGATCAGGAATCTTAATATCTATCTTTTTCTGTTTATTACCAACACGCATCGCAGTCATACACTTAAGATGAATAATATGCACACATGTGATCAAATCTTCTAAATATCCACAAGTTGATTTGTCTTTAATACGATTGGTCTCTTGCTGAATAATTGTTCCATTCCATTTCGGAACTCTCGAGAGAAAATTCTGAAACGTCATCAAATATTTATCAGCTTCTTTATTCGAAACACATAATTTCATTGATTCATCAAATATTGATTTAAATCCCTCTTGAATAAGTGGACTTAATATATTAACCAACCTGGACGCCCATTCATTTTTTGATTCATACAATGATGTTACGGAATAATCGTCCATTTCACAAATGTTATGCTACGTTTTACATAAATGATATATTTTCTAAACTTCGTTCACAACGAAATACTACAAAATGTAGTAAAAATAGTATCAATAGTTTCTCATTTCTAAACTCTTTTCGAACTTTATCAAACATAACCAATAATTCATATTTTTTCATCTCATTCATATCACTATCATTTACGAACTGAATAATATCCAATGCACTAAACCCCTTCTCGTATAAATCTCTCGACAGTAATGCTATATTCCTATGATTCTCACTCGTTTCCATTGACTCTGATGTACTATTGTTTGTACGATATGATGGATGAATATGTATAAGATTCTCGAGAGATTTAATGCGTTCTTTATTTATCATATCCATATTACAAATTCTTTCCGTATGATAATGATGTAAATTTGTCGATATACCATTTATTATCGGTGTGGGAACATAAATATCGCAAAACCTAGATAAAATCGGCTTCAGTAGATTATCTTTGTTCTCAACTACAATGAAAAACCGCGTCGAATAACTAAATAATTCAATACATCGACGCAACGCCGATTGTGCGTCAATTGTTAATTTATCCGCATTCGTGAGTATAACGGATTTAAAAATACTCCCATCCTGTAAATCAATATTTGTCTTCGCAAAAAACTTAAGTTCCTCTCGGATAAACCGTATTCCTTTACCGTGTGCACAGTTTGCCTTCATCACATAGTTCTTGATATATGTTTTGTCGCCACTATAAATGGAATGAATGAATCGGTTTAGTATATGGGTTTTTCCAGATCCGTGTGGACCATAAAAAATAATATTCGGAATCTTACGGTTTTTTATGAAATATTCGAGTTTTTTATGGATATCTTCATGAATTGGGATTGGATGTTCGAGAGATTCCATAATTAGTTATATCTTCTTGTTGTTGTTATTATTATCGATAATTACGTTATATCAATGATAATATAATGTTTAATTCTTATTTTGAATACATAGTATTTTTCGCATAATTAGTTTACATGTCTATATACTCGAATTGTGTTATCACACATTGATTGCGGGTTCGTACGGCGTTACAGAGGATAATGCTCCAGGCATATTGCTTTTACCGTCATTTACTTCATTTGGATTATCAGTGTAATAGTAATTCGTGGTGTAATAATAATTGGTCGGTTTCGCCGCGATTGCGTATAGTGATTCGTCCTCATATGCTTGTCCATTATATTGTCCCAGGTATGCAGTCGCTGCTGGCGATCCATCTTCATAATAATATGCATTATGTTTATTTGAACGTCTATTCGCGTCTGGATCATCTGGGTCAATCCAATTTCCAACACTGCGTATTATATTTCCTGTAGCATCACGTATTGTTCCGAACAATCCGCGTTGATGATGACCGCGACCATAGTATTCACTTGGCTGGTCTCCATCAGAACCAGGCATACCTTGTCCTTGCCCTCTTCGCTTATATCTCGAAAAATTACGGGTTACGCCTCTACGATAGATATCGGATTCGTCTAATAAACTGCTACTCGATGCGCTAGCAATATCATCATAACTAGAACGTGTAGTTGATAAGAGATTCTTTTCAATCTGTGTTCCATCTGGTAAATATGTCGCCCAACGAATCACCTTTAAACAGTCAGCGTCAATACGGCAGGCATCTGAGCCAGTTTGTCCTGGATTATTACACTTCCAAGGACACTTCTTCATAAGAAGAATATTATTACCGTCGGCGGTTTTTATCAAATTTCCGCTCGCATCCATCTTAAAGATATTCTGGCAATTCCCTTCATTCGTAGACAACGTTGATGGCTCAGTACATTTTTTAACGTATCCGTCATCTCCGTATCGCCACGCAGAACCATCAAACCAAGAATCTGGATGACTCGATATTAACCGATTTCGTATTTTTACTGCGACTTCATATGCATCTTGTGCAGATTGCCTTTCACTTTGTGATGCATTTCTTAACTTTGTCCACGCGGTTTCATATGTTTTTTGCGCATTTATCGCGTTTATACCTTGACGTTTCACATCGCTAATTAATACCGATGATGCCGCAGATGTAACATATGTTGTTCCGTCACTTGCGGTTCCACTTGACGTTGAAGACGAAGACGATGAAGAAGACGAAGACGACGCTGCAGCATTTCCACCAGTTATCGCAGGAAATGCGAATGTTCCACGTTCGATCATAACATCACTTGAATTAATTGTAACAATTTGAGCGTCATTTACCTGCGGTTTTTCACTAGCAGGGGTTGTTAAACCACCGAAATTCAATGTTATTCTTGTTCCAGCCGGTATAGTCGCAGTTAATGTTGGAACAAATGTTATATTATTTTTAGAATAATAATTCGGAACAACAGAACTGGTATTCGCAGCAGAATATGTTAGAGATCCGGATGTGAACGAAGTAACTGCGGGTGTTGTATCTGCCCTCGCAGTATCAATACCAATTCCTCCAGAACTCTGTAGTAAGTCTGGTATTTGCACAACGAATTTATCTCCATTCAAAAATGGATTTGTTAATGTGAATACCAGTTTTACGAATACAGCTGAACTTACTTTTGGTAATGTACTTTCATATGGGGGTGAATATACAGTAACAACCGGATTTGCGGGCATTCGTCTACATATTTCTGGGTATCTAGGAACATCTCTCTTAGATGCAGCGATTGCTGGGTGTAATATATCAAGAAGACGAGTGCTTCCACTTGTACTACTAGTTGTGAGATACATTGTTCCTGTTTGTCCTGTTCCAGCATCCATTGCAGCACCCAATTTCAAATTATATACCTTTAACACATAACTACCTTGACCAATCGCACCACCTCCACCTATAACATACTTGATTCTTGGCGCACCAGAATTAGTAGTGTCTAGAACTACAGTACCTCCATCTGCACCTGTATCTGCACGCACTCCATTATTATCGAATAACTTCGCAGAAAATGTTGCTCCATCACTAGCAGCTAATGGAGCAAAATACCCAGTAGGATAATTTATATATATCTCACCCGGATTTACTGCAGGTGTTCCACCCGAACCGCCAGACCCTGATACTGCTGCTGCTGCTGCTGGAATCGCTTGTGCGCTTGTTAATGAAAATGGAAACCCAATCTCAGGTATTACTGTACCAGTAAGCATATTACAATATGTATTCTGATTTGTATTACCAGGCATAATCAAATTTCCAGTACTAGTAAAACCCTCAATGATACCACTTCCATACCCTTCCGCAGGAGATAACCACCCGCCAAAACCGCCATTACGATATGTTCTTGATATCCATACACTTACTAATAATACCAATATTAATACAAATAAAACAGTATGTTTATCTTCGAAAAACTTAAATATATTCATAGTTTCCAAATTTTGTAAATACTACTATATGTATTCAAATAAAATATTCTATGAAAATGGTTATATGTTATATATAACTTATAGAATATTTTACGTTTTTGTATTATTTGTTCCTGTATATTTAATACGTCTGTAAACTATGTGTATATGGATTTTGTCTAAATGCGTTCAATATATCCGGATTAATTCTATCATTTAGCTTAGTTTCATCGTAACTTTGAGGCATAGTCATCTTACCGTGAATATCAATACTCGGTATCATTGCTGGCGCATTTGTCGGCGCCATCGTTCTATGATTCATTCTATCTGCGTCTAATCTATCGATTTGTACGTTTGTATTTGAATTAAATAGCGACATCGAACCGTGATTTGTTACATTTTTATATGTCTTATTCACATTATTGCGCTGGTTGTATGCAGCATTGTATAATTGATTTCCCATATGCGTAACTGCGCCTCCCGGTCCTCCTAAATAGTCAACGGATGTAGTCGCGCGTTCTGTTTCAAATGGAGTATTCTGTGAAATTAAATATCCTGCAGCAGCTTGTCTCTCGACATTTAAATGATCAAAACCAACCAAGCCAACAGTGGTTTCCTTAATTGTAGTAGGCGCTCTATCCGCTGGATTGAACATTGCGCCAGCACTTACCGGCATCTTCGCATTCTCGTATGGTCGCAAATTTCCTACAACATTTTCTTTACGAGACGGCTTAAGTATATCGAGTAATGGCGCAACAACAGCCCGCATCGCACCGTGAATACCACCCATCTCGTTTGGACGGACGGTTGTCCGATTATTGTGGGTTAATTTATAACTCATACGACCATAATCCGCCTCGGTTGCGACGTTTCTTTCCGCAGAATATGGATTAATTATCGGCTTTCCGTCATATACTTCTCTCTTCGGATCTTCATAATTTTCTGGAGCATACATTGCTGAAGCACCAGTCGTCGCAGTCACACCATAATATTCCGATGTTGTCGTCTGGCGATTACTGTCTCTATCCATCTCAATCGGGCGCAATTTCTCTCCTTTCTCAAGACCAGTCGTAGTGAACCAACGATCTGGTGTATTAATAAAATACGTATCTGGAAGATGTTTTTCCATTCGTCCTAAAGTTTCAGTAGTAGGCGCTGTTTGGATATAATGTGCTGCCGGACCTTGATGCCCTTCCAATGAATACGACAACTTTGGATTCGTTTTCACACGTAACTCGTCCACGCTACGATCAATCCATTTATCTCTCGACTCCATACCAGAATTAAAACCGAGTGAACCCTGTGTTCCATATCCCTGATCCAGCCCTGGTCCGACGCGAACTTCCTCCCAAGGCTTCACATTTGATATCTTCATACTAGGAAGCACGCGCGACTGATAAAAATCATTCTGATTCGGCATACCATTTGGTAAATGTAGATTTTCGTGTGGAACAAATAACGGCGCCTGCTCTGTCTTTGAGATATACTGCGAACCCGCGCCAACTTTACTATCTAACATATTCTCGTTCATATTCGCACCAGATGAAACACCGCGTATTTTTGCCCCATAGTACGGTTCCATATTATTATGCTTAAACTTACTCACATCGATTTTCTCACCCATCAATGATTGAAATCCATCCTTCGAATAGTTATCACCAAATTGAGTACCGTTGCTACCTCCGGATCCACCATACTCGAGAGATTCGCCGTCATAATTCTTGGATGGGGCATTTACCGACGCAGAATTCGTATTTCCCACACTTCTTAATATTCCTACACCTCCTACTCCACCAGCAACACCTGCCGACATTTTATCATAATCCACATTTCTCGCATAATAACGGTCTGTTGGTGTATTCGGATTCGCATAATCATTCACATTTGAACCTGTTTCAGGACGAATAACTGGATAATTCGTTGTTGGTATTGTCGTATTCGGTAAATAATTAGGTCTTGTGCGCCCCATATTAGTCGATGTAGTCATACCTTCCTGTGTGAGTAAATTTCCATTTTTCTGATTCGACGCAATATAGGCTGCACCCAATAGTAATGCGCCAACTGCTATTTCAGCCATTTATATCTTATATGCTTATATGTTTCAAATATAAATAATTACTTCTATTATATTAAAAATATATTATATCTCACTCTTGTTTGATCAATATAATATATATACGGAATAAAATCACTATTATGAAAATAACGCTTCACCGCTAAATTGGCGGAAGTCTCCCACATTTTTCACTTCGCAAGAATCACTCGTGCATTTCGAATCACCTGATACACCAAATCCTTCCACACCTAACCCTCGTTCTGTTGTTCGCCTATCTCCAGCCATACCTCCCAGAACCGGATTTCGATGAAGTGGATGGACTGCTACATATGTATCATCCTTTAATGATACTCCACCCTGATGACCAAGAGATGCAACCTTCGGATTAAAATGGTCTTTCTCTAAAATGCGTGTGCTTAAATTATTATTAAAAGGCATAAATACATTGTCCTGTGGATCAAAATGCAACATTTTCCAATTATCTTGCTCTACATCTCGTAACATCCACGCAGGGTGCGTGACTCTTGACTGTTCTACTGCAGAACCTGTGCGTGTAGGGCATACGATCAATTCATTTGTTCTCGATGCAACCGATGCATCATTTGATAAATAATAATTCTCTGGCGTATCCTTATTAAGCCTTCTAGTCATACCACGTAATTCAGTCTCAATATCAACAGTATTCGTCATTATATTGCCTGCCCAATATTGTGGGCGAATATACGGATCTTCCATATAAAGCGGTTTATCGCCGGGACCCGGTACATTTAATACATACCGACCAACATCAGTCGCTTGTTGTAATTGTTTTTTAATACGTGCTGGATCATCGCGAAAACGTGTGAACGACATCGCAATTTCTTATAAAATATTTGGTTTAAAAGTCGATGTTCGAGAGATTCGAAGATAATACTCGCGATTAGTATATTATACTATTATTATACTATTATTATTATATATTATTTCTATGTTACATTTGTATAACGCACGCATTAAACTAGCATAAATATAAATGAAGATAATATTCATCCGAACTGCCGATTATTATGATTATCTCCGAAGTGACCGATGAAAATACTAATATGTTGCCCTCAAATGTTAAAAATATATCTTCTAAATCTTATACGATTTGTTTAAATATGATTGTGAAAAACGAGTCGCATATCATCGAAAAAACATTAACAAATCTATGCGAATATGTCCAGTTCGATGCATATTATATATCCGATACTGGTTCGACAGATAACACGATTGATATTATTCGTCAGTTTTTCGAATCTCGACATATTCCAGGTGAAATATCACAGGTTGAGTGGCGTGATTTCGGTTTCAATCGAACGCTCGCATTAGATATGGCGTTCAATAAAACTGATTATCTTATGATATTCGACGCCGATGATGTTGTACACGGAAAATTTATAATGCCTCCACACCTTACTCACGATGCGTATCAATTGAAATTAGGTCAATCCTTTGTATATCTTCGGACGCTTATAGTCAATAATCGCAAACGATGGAAATTTGTTGGCGTTTTACACGAATATATCCAATGTATTGATCGTGAAGAAACTGCATCTGTTATTGATGGAGACTATTTTATTGAATCTGGTCGGTCTGGAAATCGGAGCAAAGACCCACACAAATATGTGAATGATGCGATTGTTCTTGAAAACGGATACAAAAAAGAAATGGACGGATTCAAACGTGGTGATGGTAGTGGCGATAAAATGCTCGCAGAGAGATATGCTTTTTATTGTGGACAAAGCTATATGGATGCTGGGTTTTTGTATACTGATAAATCAATCGAATGGTATACTCGCGTACTTTCTCAAGATAATTGGATGCAAGAAAAATATTATAGTGCATTATGTCTGGGTAATCTATATGCTCGTAAAGGAGACAAGATGAATTCACTTAAATATTATTGCAAAACGATGGAATATGATGAAGAACGCATCGAAGGTATCGCGTTGGCTATAGAATTATTACGAAAAGACGAAAATCACGTTCTTGTGAATGCTCTTTATCATAAATATAAAAACTATAACAAAGATCCCAAAAATAAATTGTTCGTTTCTATGGATAAGTATAATGATATTATTGAGTATAATAATTCAATCTCGGCGTATTATATATCGGACAAAAAAAGCGGGTATGAATGCTGTAAAACAATACTACAAAACAATACTATGGAATATCAGTTTATAGCATCTACATTATCAAACTTTATATTTTACATCGAATACATCGAAAATGAATATAAATCAACATTATTACGATTATTTTATGCAGTGGATGCGTTTTGTTCGAGAACTGCAGAAAATGGGGAATCATTTTCGGAAGTATATTTCACAATATGGAATCGATTATTCGATAAAGTTCGCTCGTGTTTAACTGCTCCACCTAGTATTATTAATATATGGGACGAACACAACATTAGCGAAAATAAGGAACTATCCGCCAAAGAACTATCCATTCAAATCACAAAGTATAAACTATTATTATCACCGGAATTATCGTATATGGATACTCCGAATCACCCAAAACAGTTTATTACTCTAAATCGAAATAAATTAACGAGCGTATATATCATAATCACATTCACAACGTGCAAACGATTTGATTTATTCGAACAAACCGTGCATTCGATACTGAATATGTGGCGTGATGTTCAACTTATTGATTACTGGTTTTGTGTTGATGATAATTCAAGTGAAGAAGATCGCGTGAAAATGAAGATGCAATATCCGTGGATTGAATTTTATATGAAAACACCAGATGAAAAAGGACATCGACCGAGTATGAATATCATATGGGATAAATTAAACGAAATAAAACCGCAATATTGGATTCATATGGAAGATGATTTCTTATTTCATACACCAGGAGAGTATATCAAGAAATCGGTTCGAATGATTACCGATTCACGGGTGCAGGGATATAATGTTCGTCAGATATTATACAACCGTAATTATGGTGAAACTATACAAGATTATATGATTAAAGGTCATAAAATTATACATATCAATAATAGCAATAATAGCAATAATAGCAATAATAGCAATAATCGCAATAATAGCAATAATTATAGTATAGCTATTCACGAACATAAAAATGGACATTTTTCTTACGGAAATAGCCATTATTGGCCGCATTACAGCTTTCGACCATCGATTATTGATGTGAATGCGATCCTTATTCTCGGTAATTACGACAGTGATAACCAATTTTTTGAAATGGATTACGCGAATCGTTGGTATTCACACGGGTTTTTGTCTGGGTTTTATAATCAAATAACAAATCGACACATTGGGCGACTTACTTCCGAACGTCATAATAAAACCCTTGCGAATGCATATGAATTAAATGACGAAGGGCAATTCAATACCAGTCGGTCAGATAAATAAGGTAATACATCGCATTTAGTGATAAATAAAAATATATAATAATAATAGCAGTATTATATTATTATATAACAACAGTATTATGAATATCGTTGTACAGGAGCAAGATCGCGATAACGATCAGAAGCATTTTGATGATGCGAAAACATTATCATCACGGGATAAATCAATTAACGGATATCGAGAAATAGAAAACATTGCGAAATTTAATATTATCAAAGGAATGATAAAAAGCAAAGAAAACTATAAACACAATAAGAAATTACTCGCAGTATATTTAAAATATAAACAATTATTTGATGGTATTATTGATGAACATACAAATCAAATCAAGTATCTACAAAATATTATCAAGCATTTAGATGCTGTATTGAATGATTATATCTCATCGAACAATAGCAAGAAACAAGAAAAAAAACATAATGCTATGATTAAATCTATTCAAGATGATAAACAAAAAATAGGCAGATTAATAATTCGAATGAGAAAAGTACTGAATACATTAAATGAAATTGATTCTATCGCAGAAATAACACCGGATATTATCAATAAATACACACCCGATGATTTCAATATTGAATCATCGTCTTCAAAATTATCTGATAATGAAGACAGTGATATTGAAAATGAACTATTAATTATTGTGAATAAAGATGGATTAAGCGAAAACGACGAGAGCAGCGAGAGCAGCGAAAGCAGCGATAGTAGTGAGAGCAGCGATAGTAGTGAGAGCGACTAAGAAATACTTTTGTTTCATTTCAGCATTTTTTTATTTCTTGAATGAATAACGAACGTAAATTGAACTTATCACCGTAATATTCGCGTTTCAGTAACATTTGATCAATCTTATTCGCATTCACAATTCTATGCACTGTTTTTTTTAACGCGATCCATTTGCGAACTTTTCTCTGAAGTATTCTCAACCAAAACGTCTTGTAAATGGCGATTGTTTCGTTTCCAGGTTCTATCGTTTCAGTTTCGATTATTTCTATTGTGATTCGTGTTAGTTTTTTCTCAATTGTCGGGTTTCTCACATATTCATTTTGCGATTTATTTGTGATAATTATCGCAAAATCAAATTCTTCTCGCGTATAATAATCAAATGAATATAAGCATAGATAATGATCGATTATTTCCGGAGAACTATCATTGTTGTAACCATGTATATTTTTGGCGTATCGTTGACACAAACCTATATGATAACACATAACAATTATTATTATTAGACCGTTATTGTACGGATGATACTATATTTAATGCATTCTTTTTATTTTTGTTCAATTTAATATATTTGGTATTTTATATATATAATACATATAACACACACATTAGTATTTCATAAAGAATATTATTATTTATTTAGATATAATGTTTTCAAAATTGTTATATGCGCCTTTTCTGCAAAATAAATTCGTATTATACGGATGTCTCTTTTTTATCTTAATTGCGATTATTCGACTTTTAGCAAATCGTAACTTTAACGCGATAATTCTGATGGCTTTGATATCATTATTGACTACATACTTTAGTAAGAATATGATTATCGTTTTGTTGACTCCACTTGTTGCGATTATTTTAATTGAACTTACTCGCGGTAATACGATGATTGAAGGATTTAAGGATGGTGATGATGAGAATGACGTCGACGACAATGAAAAGGAAGGAAACACAGGACAGACTACTGCGAATGATGCTTCAACCGCAGACAAGCCGGCGGACCCTGCGAAACCAGATGCGAAACCCGCCGCTGCGAAACCGACAGCTGGCGTTAAAGCGCCCGCGAAACCTGCCGCAGCCAATAAACCTACTGAACAGTCTACAACTGAAAAACCCAAACAAAAACAAGGAATGGCTAAATTAAAGCCCGCGAACTATAACGGTAAAGATGACGATGAAAAAACCGAAAATAACGGTAATAGAATAGATTATGCGTCCACCTTAGAGCAAGCATACGACAATATCGAAAATATCATAGGCGAGGATGGTGTTCGTGGTTTAACCGATCAGACAAAATCTTTAATGAATCAACAAAAACAATTGATGAACAATATGAAAGACATAGAACCATTATTAAAATCAGCACAGGGATTTATGGAACAAATGACTGGTAATGGCGGTTTATCCGGTATCTCAGAAATGTTGAAAGGGTTCGCTGGTAGTAAACCAGCCGCATAAATATGTTGCTTTTTGAATCGCTTTTAGATTCTAAATATATAGATACAATATATATTTAGGAGCATCATATCATAAAATATTAACAAAATGGTAAGAAAATGTCCTCCGGGCGTTCTTTGTTTTGAGAATATAACATTAATTCTCATCGTTATTGTGATTATAGGTGTCGTATTTTTGGTGTTTTCTAGATACGGACATGGACACGAACATGGACACGGACACGGATACGGACACGGATACGGACAGACAGCAATATTCACACCACTTTCGATGAATATCGCAACAACCCCATCAGATTTTCTTGATTTTGGCGCTGGAGGTCCATCAGCAAATCAAGATGTATTGATGAATCCTTATGTTCCTCCTTTGAGAGATAATACAACTGGTTCTATGACTTCGATTTATGATATACGCGGGGGTGCGGGCGGAGGTGTATCTGGAATGGGCGGTGGCGGTGGTGCAGGAACTATGCATTATGGTGGTATAGGAATGCGCGTAAATGTTCCTACCCAGTCAGTAGATACTACATATCGCCAGGTTGGTATTTTAACTCGTAATGGCGGAACACAAGAAACTATACTTCCGCTAATTGGACGTCCTCTTTTCGCAAATCGCGACAAATGGCAATTTTATACTCTAAGCGATAAAAATAATGCGATAAAATTACCGGTTACTGTGAACGGTAGAAGCGGTACTGGTGAATATGGATGTAATAATGTGAGTACCGGCGATATTGTATTTGTAGAAGGTTATAATGATGCGTTTAAAGTAACTGCATATGATAGCGCATCTTTACGATATCTTCCATTTTAATCTACAATCACACTATAACGTTCATCACATAACAAATGATAAACAATAATACTACAGTTTTGATTATTGTTTATGAATATTTACTTTCGGTTTTTACGTATCGTTGACTTACTTTGTTTATTCCTTTTATGTTTCGATTTACGTGATATATTTCGACGACCACCTTTATTGCCGCCTCTTACTGTATTTGGGTCTTTTAACAAGTTTCCTGTATTAGTTGTTGATGGTTCTGGTTGTGCTGCTGGTGCTGGTGCTGCTGTTGCTGGTGCTGCTGTTGCTGCTGTTTCTTGTCCTGCTGGTGCTGCTGTTTCTTGTGCTGCTGGTGCTGGTGCTGGTGCATTGGCTTCGCCTTTTTCATTTGTTTCTTCATCTTTTTTTGCCGGGTCCTCCGATTTTGTACCAACTTGATTAAAGAAATCCGATAAAC